CAAACATAGTTACAACGAGCTATGCGCGCCTGGACGGGGAACAGTACCAGTCTGCCAGACGGGAGAAGAGGAATCTTGTCCTGAGAGTTGGTCTCGAACCCGACTACACAACTCAAACCGTTCGGGAGCTCCGGAACAACCTGTATGGATATTTCATGCCTCGGCAGAACTCCAACTTCAGGTTCTACACAGAAGGAGCTCCCACAGTAGATATTTCAGGACGTGTAGAGTCGTTCGACTGTCCCCTGTTCGTCAGGGAGCCTATGGCAACGATCTCTGTGCTTTGCTTCAACCCGGATTTCTATGAGCCGGTCGAAGTTGAGGTAGCAGGGGCAACCACCGCGGGCACCTTCATGGGGACACTCAACTACGCGGGCACTGTCGACACCGGCATTGTCCTCACAATGAATGTGGATCGTGATCTTTCAACGTTCACGGTTTACCACCAGCCGGCTGGTCAGCAGGTCCGCACCCTTGTGGTTGTGGGGACGTTTATCGCCGGCGACGTCATTCAAATCTCTACTGTTCCTGGCAACAAGTACGCAACCCTCACGCGAGGTAGCGTTATTTCGTCCATTCTGTACACGGTGTCCCCGTACTCAGACTGGACTAGGTTCGAACCGGGGGTCAACGACCTACGCGTATATGCGGAAGGAGCGGCGATCCCCTACACCATTCGGTACACCAACAAGTATGGAGGTCTTTGATGGAGGTGTATATTCTTGACGATCAGCTTCGTAGAAACACGATCATTGATCGTTACGAATCCTGCATCTGGACTGAGCGATATTCTGCTTATGGAGACTTCCAACTTGTAATCCACTCGACTCCCCAGCATCGCGTACAGCTCGCGAAGGGGACGCGTCTCGCAATGAACAAATCCAAAAGAGTAATGGTCATTGAGAACGCCGAGAATAAGGATGACTCCGAGGGCCGGTCGATGCTAACCGTATCTGGCCGGTCCTTGGAGGGTACTGAACTCGAAAACCGAGTGGTTCGCTTGAACATGAATGGTCTGGACACGGATCCAAACATGGTCTTTCCTGCCGCTCCGCCGGCGCAAGCGCTTCGTGCATTGTTCGACTACATCATGGTCGTTGGTGCTCTCAGTCCTGCAGATATTCTGCCCATGTACCAAAGCGGCACTCTCTATCCTGTAAACACCATTCTTGAGCCGGAAGAAAACGTCGTTCTGTCCTTCCCGCCTATGTCTCTGTACAAGGCGATAAAGGATATTTGCGACGCTTATGGCCTCGGGTTCCGTCTGTATCGTGGACCTGATGATTCGAAGTTGTACTTCAACATCTACACGGGCGATGACCGTACTTCATCACAGACGACCCACCCTGCCGTTATCTTCGCGCCGGATCTCGAGAACCTCGCCAATATGTCGGAGTTCAGCTCGATCGAGTTGTACAAGAACGTCGTGCTTGTCGTGGCTAAGTACGGCTCGCGTTGGGTTTATGCGGATGCGGATGCCGAAACTGCGACGGGATTCGATCGTAGGGTAGCCATTGTTCAGTCGAATAGCGACACAGCTGCTGGACCAGACCTTGACGCCGAGCTCGAGCAGCTTGGTAAGGAAGAGCTCAGCAAATACAAGGCAATTCAGGCTATCGACGGCGAGCTCACACAGGATAGTGCATATCGGTACGGAATCGACTACGAACTCGGCGATCTTGTTGAGATGCGTAATGACGATGGACTAACAAACCGAATGCGCGTCACAGAGCAGATATTCGTTGACGACGCACAAGGCGAGCGTGAGTATCCGACACTTGCTGTCGACGTCTTCATTACTCCTGGTACGTGGTTCGCCTGGGATGCCAACGGCGTCTGGGATACTGCAGTTGGTACTTGGGACGAACAACTGGAATAATAAGGAGGAACAATGGCTATTGGTGATGACGCAGCCGCAGCCGGATATCCTCTCGTCCCGAATACGGGCGAAGAAGGTAAAGTCCGGTATGGTGCTCGCGAAATCAACCGAACTCGTGACCTCATCGCACAGGTTAAGAACCTTATTCTTGCTGTGTGGCCGATCGATCGAGGAGGTACCGGCTCAGCAACTAAAGCGGGTGCGCGTACCAATCTTGGTTTCACGTCGAGTAATGCCGTACCAGCCAACAGTGTTGGTGAAGACGGCGATATTCACTTCAAGACGGTGTAGGCGGGTTAATGGCTGACTATACAAGAACCGTTAATGGTGGTACCGGCGTTATGCTTATCCGAGACCAGGGTGGTTGGGTTGAATTCCATATCACCGCTGGTAACGGAACAGCATACGACTACAACCTGGGTTGGGCTTGGTACGCTAATGGCACTAGTGGCGGCGGAACATTCCGATACAATGCTGGCGCAGGTTGGCAGTATCTCGGAGCAGTATATGTCAGCTCGTCACAGAATGTCACCTTCCACAAGAACGACTCTGGGAGTATCGGTCTTGGTGGAGCAACAGACTTCACTGTCTGGATTCAGCGTTCTACAGTCCCGCCAGCACCGACTTCAGTCTCGTTCTCGCTAATCACTCACGAAACTGTTCGTACAACGTTCAGTGGCCAGGGTGATGGCGGATCTGGGATCCTTGAGTGGCAAATCGCTTTCGGAACTAATGGTGGTTCGCAAACTGGTGCTGGTAACGGCCTCTATGGCTCCAGCGGTACGAACAACTTCAGTGGTCTTAAACCTGGGCAGTACTATGCTGCTTGGGCTAGAGGGCGAAACGCCAATGGCTGGGGGCCTTGGTCTAACGGCAACTCGTTCTATACACTCGGTGGAGCTTGGATAAAGGTTGGTGGCATTTGGATGCCCGCCGTACCTTACGTCAAAGTCGCCGGTGTGTGGACACCCGCAGTACCACATGTCAAAGTCGCTGGCGTGTGGAAGACAACAAGAACATAACATAGGAGAAAACATGCCTGATGCAAACGGCAAGCCGACTTCGGCTGACCCGAACACCCCGAACCCGGTTCTCAGCAACACTGCGTACGACCTCGTGAAGGACGCCGTCACGGTCGTCTTCCCGGCAGCCATCGCACTCTACGCCGGCCTCGCCGTCCTCTACGGATGGCCTGATTCGGAGAAGACGGTGGCTGCGGCCGGCCTCGTGGGCGTCTTCCTGGGTGTCCTTCTCAAGATCGCGTCCAAGCGGTACGAGAAGCTCCCGACGCAGTACGACGGTCAGCTGATCGCCAACGACCCCAACCCCGACAACGACACCTACCGACTCAGCTTCGACTCCGGCCTGGCCGAGATGGCTGAGAAGAAGGAGGTCCGTCTCGAGGTGGTCGACCTCCTCCCCCAGGAGCTCCGGCACTAGGCGCAACAAATACAGGGCTTATAGTGAGAACTCTTGAAAGGAGCCCCATGCTTAAGAAGCCCCAGGCCACCACCCGACTCGATCGGGCCATCGAAGAACTCGAAAACCACATCATTGGTGGTGATCCCGACACTGAACGCTACATGAAGCAGGTGTCCGCTCTGGAAACGCTCTACAAGCTCCGAGACGGCGAAAAGCCCTCGAAGCCTGAGCTGAAGGACTGGATTCCTGTTATCGGTAGCGTCAGCAGTGTCGCGCTCATCGTCATCTTTGAGGCTTTCGGGCACTCGGTGGCTTCGAAGAGTCTCGGGTTCGTGTCCAAGCTGAAGAGCTAAACGAAACCTCACTAGAACCTTCAAAATGGGAGTGGCCTGTATTGACTTAACCGTCGTACAGGCCACTTCTGTTTTCAAATGTTTTGTTTTTCTCGATGTCAAAAATTCCGCGGCGGGATTGTCCAGAAAAAAGTCGCACAAAGAACTGACGTTATGGTGAGAACCAACTCGCTCTTGAAAGGAAAAAACATGGACAACCGCACGAAAGGTATCCTGACCATTCTCGGAGTTGGCGTCATCGCCTACACAATCGGCTATCACAACGGAGTCCGTTCGATGGTCGTGCAGTGGCAGAAAGACGTCAGCCCCGCTTTGGCCAACTACCTTGCCGCGCAAGACACCATCAACCGCCTCATCAAGCCTGACGATGAAGACTCATCCAACTGAAGTTGGGGCCTACGGGCCCTTTCTTCTTTGCCTTTTCGCATAGATTACAGGGCATATAATGAAACCCTCTTGAAAGGAGACCCATCATGGACAAGCTCAAGCAACGCTTCAAGGAAGACCCCGCCTTCGCCCTCACGGTGATCGTTGTTGGTACCACTGTCGGTACCGCACTGCTCAACGCGATCGCGAAGAACGTGACTGCCACCGCGTACGCTTACCGCGCATCCAAGATGTAACCACAGGACCAAATCAAAGGGAATCGGCCTTCACAGGCCCTTTCTCTTTTGCCTTTTCGCGTAGATTACAGGGCATATAATGAGAACCCTCATTTACTTGAAAGGAACCCGCAATGTTCAAGAACCGCAAGCTCGAAGTCCGCCTCGTCGACGACAAGCCCGCTGTGGACGTGAACCCGGAGACCGGAGAGAAGCTTACCGCTGTCGAGTACGTCGCAATCGCTGAGATTGCTGCCACTCGGATTGCGAAGAAGCTGATCCTCGGTACCGTGGTCACGATCGCATCGGTCGCTGTCATCGCCGTGCTGGCCAACGCTGCCGACACCGCACTGCAGAACGCCGTTTCACCAACTGAGTAACATCAACCAAGTTTATAGCCCCTAACACGGGCTATATTCTTTGTCAGGAAGGATTCTAAGGCGATTATGGACGCAGAAGTACAGGTATTTGAGTACGGAAAGGCTCGTTGTACAGTCCTCATCAAGGACGGCAAAGGGTTCGTGAGTCACCTCTACTCCAGACTACGTGGTCAGGGGCACGCTACGGGGGTTCTAACGGCCGTTTGTGAGTTCGCCGACAAAAATGGTCTCGAGCTCTATTTGTTCGCGAGAGGCTACGGTGGCCCCGTACAGACCATGCTCAATTCGGAGCAACTCGTAGCATTTTACGAGAAATTCGGCTTCGTCAACCAAAGTGGAGGCCGTCTGGTCAACGCCAAGATGGTACGCGTAAAAAACACACCTTATAATGAAAGGGAAGACTTTAGATAGTCTTCATCGCTGCCTCGCGCAGCGCCTTTCCTTTAATCCTCCAAGACCGCACACGTCCCGACCGAATGCGGAGCTGGGGATTCAATTTATGTCCTCTTGAAAGGAGAACACATGCTCAGGAACCTGAAGCCTCGCGATATCCTCGAGGTCCTCCTCTTCCTCATCTGCTTCATCACAATCTTCGCCGTCGCCGGCTATCTCGAGACCGCGCCCCTCAGCATCACTCTGTGGTTGGGTGGGCTGCTGGCAATCGTCCTCTGGATCGCATACATCATCGTCGTCTCTGTCCAGCGAAATCGAGAAGCTTCTCGCATGAAGCTCAAGATCATGAGCGGCGGCAAATGGGTAGACGTGGACTCTCCCGAAGGGGTCCTCGCTCTCTCCCGCGCATACCACAAGCCCAACGTGGAGCTCTTCGACCAGGACGACCACATCATCGAAAAGGAACGAGCATGACCCTCGAATCATTCATCAATAAGACCCAGGAGACCATCAAGGACAATGCTCCCACGATTCTCGCCGGCCTGGGAGTGGGTGGTGTAGTTGCCACGGGACTCCTGGCGTACAAGGCTGGTCGCGTTTACCAGCAGAACGTCATCGAAGCTACGCACATCATCGACCCGAACGACCGAGTCCTCACGGGTAAGGAGAAGTTCGAACTGGGCTGGAGGCGAGTCGCGCCGGTCATCCTGATCGGTGGCGTCACCGCTGCCTGCGTTATTGGCGGAACTGCAATCGGCAATCGTCGAAACGCAGCCCTCATGAGCGCAATCGCAGTAGGTGAGACGGCCTTCCGCGAGTACCGGGATAAGGTCGAGCAGGTCGTGGGTAAGCCCAAGGCAACCAAGGTCGTGGATGAGATCGCTGCGGACAAGGTGCGTGCTGCCGAGACCGACGGATCCGAGGTCGTCTTCCTGGGAACGGACGAGGTTCTCTGCTTCGACACTCTCACTGGGCGCTTCTTCAAGAGCACTCGTCTCGATATCGAGCGGGCTGAGGTGGACATCAACCGCCAGATTCTTGGCGACATGTACGCCTCCCAGAACGACTTCTACGGCAAGATCGGCCTCGGTCGGGTGGCTGGGGGTGACGACATCGGCTGGAACAACGATCGTCCGCTCGAGATCCAGTTCACGGCCGTACTGGAGGATGACAAGCCTGTCCTCGCCATGTCGTACCGATTTCCTCCCCAGATTGGCTATACTCGGCCTTGGTAAAGTAACCAAGTGTAAGTGCGGCTGCTGGGATAAACCTGACGACACCCCGATGGCTCTCTCAGAAGACCTCGAGGACGACCCCTGCATGGAGGACTGCAACTAATGTCGATATCCTACCAAGACGAAACAGCTGAGGAAAGGGCTGTTCGGATCGACGATATTCTCAAGAAGAATTCCACTCAGGGGGTCTGTATCTCCTGCCTGGAAGATATTCATGGGGATGAGCCGATGTTGGAGACCATTCACGGTCTTTACCACGACTTTCCCAAGGCTTGCGTCGAAGGTAGGCCCGGCTTTGAGTGAGAAGAAGAAACGCGGACTGCTGTATAGGGTCCTGTTCGCGTTCTTCCTCTCGCAAATAGTTGTTATTCTCATCTACTTCCAGGGGATTAACAACTAGCTCTCGCGTAAAAAACAGGCCCTATAATGACACCCGTCATATACTCTTGAAAGGAAACATCATGGCAAACAAGGTTATCACCGCCCTCAAGGAGAACAAGAACGACATTCGTAAGAAGGTCATCATCGCAACAGCCGTCACGGTTGGCGTCGTCGCCACCGCCGTCGTGCTGTCCAAGATGAAGGACCAGACCGAGAACGTCCTCCTGATCACCGCCGAGGCCGGCGACGCCATCGCCGAAGCTGTCCCCTACACCGAGTAATCGGACCACTTGAGGAAGCCTCTGTACACTAACCCGTGCAGAGGCTTCCTTCTTTGTGCAAGGAGATTCTGATGAGCAAGAAGATCGTATATGTGTACAACCCTCCGTATCCTCCGCCTCGGAATTACGGATGCTTCAATTTCCTCCTGGACGCAACACTCATCGTCCTCACATGCGGTCTCTGGCTCATCGTCATCATCATCAGAGACTCGCGCCGGTAATACAGCTCCAAAACAAGTGCAACATCAAACTACATTCTCTTGAAAGGGGAAACCAATGTTCGCTCGTATTCTTGAGACCCGGTCCAAGTCGGTTCTCGTCGCTGTCGCTCTCATGCTCGCTCTCGTCTTCGCCTTCATCTTCACGGGCTGCTCCTTCACGGGACAGGCCGAGGCCGCCGACCCGGAGGCTTCCCAGGCAGCCGAACCGGTCTCCGAGGACACTGTCGCTCCGCCGGCTCCTGAGGAGGATGGTGTTCACGCCTTCGGTGAGACCGTCACCTGGGACGACAACGTCAGCCTCTCGGTCTCGACTCCTGCTCCGTACACCGCTTCTGAGTACGCTGCCGGCGCCGTCGAGGGCCACCAGACGATCGCTGTCGAGTTCGTTCTGACCAACGGTTCTGCTGAGAACTTCGAGCCGGCCGTCTACGGCACTGCCACTTCCGGTGGTGTCGAGGCACCTGGCGTCTTCGACTACGACAACGGCATGACGCTGGCTCCGACGACGGCTCTGCTTCCTGGTCAGACGATCAAGTGGACGCAGGCCTTCTCGGTTCTCGACCCCGCGGACATCACCCTGCAGATCTCGGCCGGTTTCATCCACGATGACGCAATCTTCACGACCGTCGTTCAGTAAGCCCATCCCCGAGGACGACTTCGCGGTTCTCCTCGACCAAGAGCGCGGGTTCGTTGTTTCTTGTGGTACGTACACAGAGATGATCGAGCTCGGGCGTCACTTCAACTATCACTACCAATCTGTCGCATACGCAGCAAAGCGCTGGGGCGACTACTACCACGAGTAAGGGATATTCACATGGCAACTGCAGCTCGTAAGGCCCGTAAGCGCTCCGGCATTCCGTTCTTCAAGGCGCCGAAGGTCGGTACGCCGATCTGGGAGCGGGCCGCATACTGGGCTCCGGTCCAGGGAGCTCCGTCCACCAAGCACCAGGGAACCACGGTGCCTCGCTCGCGGAAGAAGCAGGCGAAGATGCTCGAGGCTCACGGCATCACCGCTTAATTCGACACAAGAAAGGTCAAGAAAATGGCAAAGCTCGCTCTTAGTGATTTCTACGCAATGCGCATCTTCGGTCGAAAGGCTGCAGGTAATGGTGACGGTGAAGCACTGGAGCAGGCTGCCATTTTCTTGGCCGCTTGTGACGAGTCCGAAACCCGTCCACTCCTCGTGGAATTCCACGAAGGTGTTCGCAACGTCGCAGATGACCAGTACCACACCGATATGGTCATGAACGCGGTAGAACAGAAAACACTCGAACTTATCAAGGAGAGCTAAATGCTCAAGCAGAACATCACGTACACGGACTTCAACGGAACGAAGCGCACCGAGGACCTCTACTTCAACCTCTCGGAGTTCGAGCTCGTCGAGCTTCAGGCCGGCTCGGAGAAGGGGATCCAGGCGGATCTTCAGGAGGCCATCAACAATAAGGACATCCGTGCCCTCCTCGCGTTCATCAAGATGCTCGTGAACAAGGCGTACGGCATCAAGTCCGAGGACGGCCGTCACTTCGACAAGTCGGAGGAGATCACTCGACGCTTCGAGAACTCGGCGCTCTACAGCGACCTGCTGCTTCACCTCTTCGAGGACGAGGGAGCTCGAGCGGAGAAGTTCATCACCGGTCTCATGCCGAAGGACCTCATCGAGAGGGCTACGGCTCGAACGCAGGCTCAGAGCGCTGAGGCCCAGGGCTACCTTCCGGATGCTCGTGAGCTGGCTGCTCGTCACCGCGCTCAGCAGAACATCCCGGAGCCCACGTTCCAGGAGGCGCCGGCCATCGGTGACACGACTGCGCTGCAGTTCCAGGCACCTGCGCCCACGCAGACCCCGGCAACGCTTCCCGAACAGTTCCAGCCGGCTCAGGTCCCTCCGCACCAGCAGAACGTCCAGCCGGACCCTGCGACTGTGGACGCTCGAGTCGAGAGCCCCAACCTCGACGTGACCGAGAACCGTCCGTTCCGAGTCAAGGAGACCCCCATCGAGACGCCTTCGGGTGGCGCGATCGGTCCCCAGGACTTCAGCGAGCAGGCTGAGTTCGAGGCCTGGCGTGCTTCGCAGGCGGCAAAGTCGCAGGAGTAGTAAACGCGCCTCTTCGGAGGTAGCAATCCGCAAGATTGAAGGCCGACTTCGCCCTATTCCCGGGGAAAGATATCGGTGACCCTATACTGGTGAACTGCAGCGAATCAGGTATGGGTCTGAGCGGATATTCCTGAGTACAATAGCACAATACCTCAGGGGTAAGTCACGTAGCTCAGTTGGTTAGAGCGGTAGGTTCATTACCACAGGTCGCGGGTTCAAGTCCCGCCGTGACTACGGAAACACCTTATATATTCTCTTGAAAGGAGAACCCGATGGCAACCGCACATCGTGAATACACGTACGAAGAGCTCCACGAGGTCGGCCTCGATGCGATCCTCGAAGACGGGGTATCACTCAAGGTGGTTCCTTCAGAGAGCATGGGCGCCGACATCAAGGCGTGTTATCTCTCGAGCGAGAACCTCGCGAACCTTCTTCGCGTAGACATGAATGGGCCGGCTGAGGGCGCAAAGGCGTTCCTTCGGGTTCTCATTCTCCACGGCTTCATTGACGAAGAGCAGCGTGTCTTTCTCCAGAAGGAGATCGACGCAGCCTTCATCGGTGAGTGATATTGGGGCAGCTAGGTAAGCCCAAATCCTGAGCGGAACACGCAGGGATAGAAAGAAACTAGCCCCGAACCGGAGGGACTGATTAGTAACCACTCCCGGACAAAACGAGTGGTGATATTGTCCTGGGCAAGGACGCAAAAAGGCCCAACATATGATAGAGAGAGTGGGGAGTATCCGACGGAAGCCCGTCCTGACGATATTCCCCACTCTTTCGTCAGCAGTAAGGAGTAACACTGATGAATATGAAGAACGAACTCGTCCAGGCCTACTTGGACCGTCTTCAGAAGCGCATTCGCGGTCTTGCCACGACCACGATTGTGATGCCTCAAGAACCGAGGGTCTCTGCCCGAGAGAAGACCCTTGTGATTCCTTCGGATGTTTGGAACCACGATTCCGATCAGTATGGTCACATCGACGAGCTGATCGATTATCTGCGCCAAGCAAATCGAATCCCAGACGTTGCCAATCTTGAGATGGAGATGGACGACGACTTCCAAACCCTGCGGCTGCACTTCCAGTGGTGGGAGGTCATCATCAGACACGACCCTTCGTGGACGGTCAGACGCTAGTCTCGCGTAAAAAACGAGGCTTATAGTGAGACCCATTTATCTCTCTCTTGAAAGGAACAACCAATGCTCATCGCACTCGTCCCGACCATCGCTTCGATCGTCGTCTCGACCTCCGCCGGTGTTGCCGTCGATTCTGCTGTCAAGATGATCGTCCCCCTCGGTATCAAGGCCCTTCCGGCCTTCGGTATCAAGGTGGGTACGGCCATCGCTGGCGGTCTGATCGGCGCCAAGATCGCATCGATCGTCGAGAAGAACCTCACCGAAGTGATCACCACGATCAACGAAACCGATGCAGAGGAAGTCACTCCCAACCAGGAAGACAACTGATGCTCTAACGGGGGCCACTTAACAGTGGCTTTCGTTTTTCTCGCGTTCAAACCAAGAAGGACAGGTAATGACCGATAACGAAAAGAAGCCGAAGTTCGACTACGGCACAAACAGCGCCAAATCGAAGGGAGAAGCCACAGGAGGCCCTGAGCGCCCCAAGATCCAGCAGATCGCAACTGGTACGACTCGTAAGAAGTCCGTCGGGAGTAAGTTCAAGGAGACCTTCGTGGGTGACAGTGCTGAATCGGTCGGTTCATACGTCCTGTTCGATATCATCATCCCCCGAGTGAAGGATCTGCTCTTCGACACCTTCGTTGGTGGCCTTGAGCGGTCACTGTTCGGGAGCAGCACCAGGAGTTCTCGTGCCCGCACCAGCCAGCTGACGGGTAAGACGAACTACCAGGGCATCTCCTCAAAGATGACGGAGCGTGCTGCTCCCGATATCAGTGCTCGCGGTCGTGCCAATCACGACTTCGGAGAGATCCTTATCCCGACGCGTGGCGAAGCGGAGCAGGTTCTCGACACGCTGGTTGCACTTGTCGACCAGTACGACTCTGCCACGGTAGCGGATCTCTACGGTGCTGTTGGTCTCACGGCCGAGCACACCGACCTCAAGTTCGGATGGACGGATCTGTCTGCCGCACGAATCAGCCCGGCTCGCGGTGGTGGATATCTCCTTGAGATGCCCCGCGCCGAAGCACTCTAACCAACACTCAATAAGGAGAATCTGATGAACATCAGTCCCGAAATGCAGAGGAACCTCAGTCGAGGCCTCCTTCAGCTGCAGAAGCACGCACCGACGATCCTCACGGCTGCCGGCATCACCAGCGTCCTCGTCGGAGGCTTCCTGGCCGCCAAGAACACCCTCAAGCTCGAGGAGAAGCTCGACGAAGGTCAGGACCGACTTCGCTGGGTCAACGAGCAGATCGAGGAGGGCGACGCACCTGTCAACCACCGTACGGGCATCTACGTCCGGAACGCTGTGGAGGTCACCAAGCTCTACGTCCTCCCGGTGACGCTGGTTGCCGGCGGTCTCGTCTGCATCCTGAGCGCGCAGAACATCCTCAACAAGCGGAACGCGGCACTCGTGGCGGCGTACAACGGTCTGGCAGCTTCGTACGAGGCGTACCGTGACCGTGTCCGCGAGGAGGTCGGCGAGGAGAAAGAGAAGGACTTCTTCCTCGGCCAGCGCACGGAGACCATCGAGGACGAGAACGGCAAGAAGGTCAAGGTGAAGGTCCTGACGGATGGGGAGCATGTTGCCTCCCCTTTCCGGTTCAAGTACGACTCGACGAACGAGAACTGGACGGGGTTCAACGACGAGAACCTCTTCCGGCTCCAGGTCGCTCAGAACATGTACAACGACCTGCTTCGGGCTCGTGGCCACATCTTCCTTCGCGACGTCCTGAACACCCTCGGGATCAAGGACACGCCGGCTTCGGCGATCACTGGGTGGATCTACGACCCGGACAACCCCGAGCACCCCGGTGACAACTTCATCGAGTTCAACGTCCGGGACTACCAGTCGGAGCACGGATACATCCTTCTCGACTTCAACGTCGACGGGACCATCTTCGACAAGATCTAATACCGCCGTGGCCGGCCTGCGATATTCCCGTAGGCCGGCCTCCTGAATGGAGCCAAATGACCGCCAAGAGTCGTCGCCGTAAAGCACAACAGAGACTGAAAAGGAGCAATACCAATGTCGAGTTCCCCCAG